AAGCTGCTGGTATGGGCGGTGAACAAATAAAGACTATGATCGATCAAGCAGTAGCTTTGAGTAGAGCATATCCACAAGAAAGCATCGAAACTTTTATAGATAATCTTTCTATGCTTAATCGAACGGGTGAAGCGCAGGGATATGTGGTTGATGTTTTAGAGCAAAAGTGGGGAAGGATTGACTTAAAAAGCAAAACACTTGCAGAGAAAATGGAAGTCATAGAGGAAGCGACACGAGGGGTAAATGAAGAATTCGATAGGACTGCTGGTGCTAAAGTTGATAAATTATTCCAAGAGATTTCAAATGAGGTTCTAAATCTAGGTGATGAATTAGTGACAATGGGGGAAAAAGCTATCACCTCTTTTGATAAACTAAAAAAAGAAGCAAAGGGCTTTTTTAATTGGCTACACGATAAAGGGGTTATTTCATTCGAGTTTAAAACGGAAACTGATAAACCAAAAGATGAAATAGACCTTGGAACTATTGATATAACAGGGGCAACCCCTCCTCCAAAGCCACCAAAAAATGGTGGTGGAGGACAAAGTGAAGCCGATAAACAGAAAGCTATAGCCTTAGCCGCCAATGAAAGGTTTTGGAGAGAATATGAAAAGTCTATCATGTCAGCAACAGAGTTTGAATTATCAGAACTAAACAAAAGATACACAGCCTATGCAAAAGACGTAACAGACAAAGTGGCTCTTGAAGAGTGGTTAAGTAATGAGCAACAGCGTATTTTAGACGCAGACAAAGAAAGAACAGACCAATACGCGAGATATAAAGAGCAGATGTTTGACAAAATGGGTGATGCGTTAGCAAGGTTTACCCAAACAGGCGAAATAAACTTTAAAGAGATGGCTAACTCAATTATCCAAGACCTTATTAGAATACAAACCAAGCAACTATTAATGGGGATGTTTAGCGGTAGCGGTTCTATGCTAGGCTCGCTTTTTGGGGCTTCAAGTGGAGGCTCAATCTCCATGTTTGCAAAAGGTGGCGTAGTGGACTCCCCTACACTGTTCCCTATGGCTAAAGGTGCAGGCTTAATGGGTGAAGCGGGGAGTGAAGCAATCCTGCCTCTAAAAAGGTCATCAAACGGCGATTTAGGCGTAACTGCACAAAGTTCACCTGTAATAGTCAATGTGACAAATAACACAAACAGCGAAGTAGAAGTACAGCAAACCGACAATAGTTTAGAGATAATCATATCAAAGATAAGCCAGGATTTGATTCGTGGCACGGGTAGCATAGGTAATGCTATAGAGTCTAGATATTCACTGTCTAAGAAATGACACTATGCAAATCTCCATATAAACCCACCAGAATGGTTTCTTTTCCCCCGACAACACAATGATATACCACCTTGGGCTGCTGTTGTAATTCTTCCAGCATGGCTAGCTGACGGAAACTCTTTAATGAAAATATTATCCATAGTAAATTGTTCTACTTTTTTCTGAGGATTATTACCATGCATTAATCTTCCTTCTCTCATATCTAGATTACTCTTAGCTTCATTATCGCCCCATGACATTATTTGTATATTATCATGGGTATATCCAATACTATCATCTATTCTATCAATAGATGGTATCATTTTCTTTAAGTAACCACTCTGCTCCCATTCAATAAATAAAGTGTTGAATTCTTGTGTAGACATTGCCCACAATCTCATCCATCTTAAATCATAAGTTGGCATATCATGCCCTCTAGTTCTACTGCTTAGTCTTTGGTGTGAGTATATATGTGCAAGTACACCTTCTTTACTTCTTTTATATTTCTTAGCACATAAAGCCTCACATTCTTTACATGATGAACGAAATCCATCTTTCATTCTCTTGTGTTTTCCATATTTTGATAATATCTTGATTGTTTTGCATGAACTGCATTTTTTAGTAGTATTTAACATTTTTACTCCTCAATAGTAAAGCAGAGATTGAGGCTCTGCATTAGTATTATAGCATAGTTCCATATAAGGTATAATAAGACCACTAAAAAGGTACAAAATGATATCAGATGAGCTCAAGCAGATTTACACAAACCACAGCGATACTAGAATGTTTTACGATGCCATAGAATTAACACACGTTAACTTTTCACCCACAAGCAAGTACCTAATAAGAGCTAACGAGGATATGACGCTGAATGTTGACAGCACACCTACTTTATTTCAGGCATTCCCTTTTAATATTGTAATGCCGGAACAAGGAAGCGACCAGCAAGACATAGCGATAGTTTTAGACAATGTATCTCAAGAAATAATAGCCGAGATAGAAAGTGCTTCCTCTAACCCCGAAACACCTATTAAACTGACTTATCGTATTTATATAGATGATGATTTAGACACTCAAATAACACCTATCATCTTATATCTAACCAACATTGTAGTAGATAATTACGTGATAAGTGCAACGGCTACAAGAAGTGATCTATACAATAGGCGTTTTCCTTTTGGGAATACAGCGATATTTGACCGCCGTTTTATTGGGCTATATTTATGAAACTATTAACCAATCCAAATACGCTAATAGGCAAGAAATATAATAAAGATGACTACCACTGCTATCACTTCATAGAAGAGTGCTTAAGTGTACCAAAGCTTGATGATGTGGCGGTTGATACCGTATCTAACGATATAGAAAAATATAGAGATTTATTTACTGAGATAGTATTCCCTATTGACTACTGTATAGCATTATTAGGAGATACACATATTGGAATTTATTATAGCGGTGGTATCTATCACAACAATTCTCACGGAGTAGCATATCAATCACTACGAGTAATAAGACTAAACTACAAAGAAGTAAAATATTATATGCCAAAAGGTGAAGCATGCAGTTTATAAAAACAGAAGTTTTAAATCCATATAATAGACAAATCGTATCTACAGAAACATATCCGCAACTAATTGATTTTCTACAAGACGAATATCCAAAAGGTTTTAATGTCCCTACAGATATTCACATCAACACCAATAAGATAGAAGTAGAAAACTATGATGCTGTATTAAAAGATAGTGACATAATAGTGTTATTGGAAAGACCTGCTTTGCCTATAGGGTTTATGGGAATGTCTCTTTTGCAAGTGTGGTTGGCAAACGTAGCAATCTCAATGGCTTTGAATTTTGTAATGGGAAAGATTTTTGCACCAGAAGAGCCGAAAGCTATACAGCAAAACCAAGCCTCTTCTGTTTATAACCTAAACAACTCTCAAAACGTAGCCAAACTAGGGCAAATCATCCCGGTTGTTTATGGAACTGTTAGGATGTACCCTAGTATGATTAACCCGCCATATTTTAAGTATATAGATAACGATGAGTATCTGTATCATTTACTGTGCATAGGGCATGGGGAATATACTATAGACGAGTTGTTTATTGGTTCTCAAAATGTAGATGATAGCGATGATATAGAGGTTAAATTAGTAACAAATACAAACTTCTCAGATATTGAAACATTTACAGGGGATAGCGATTATGTACACCTATCAAACATATTAGATACTCCACAACAGTTAGAGCTTGGTGGATTTTGGGCTGATAATGTGGGGACAACCTTCACAGCAGATCATACAATCGTATTGGATATTGAACTTGATATTGAAGATGGGGACACTATTGTCATAGACGAGGTGCTAGACGGGGGGACACCTCCGGTAAATGCGGGGGCATATACCGTATCAAGCTCTTCTATCTCAGGAGGAAATACCACAATAATAGTGACAGAAACCGTAGTAGCTGAAACGGTGGATATTTTCATTTACTCAGAGGTCGAAACAGAATTATATCCAATTGATGCGGATGCTACAGACATAGAAATAGACTATTATTATCCTGGGGGGGTGTACAACTCAAGTTCTACAGGTGAATATTATGAGTACCTAGACAACTTTAGGATACTTTTATACAATAGTTCTAAAACGTATATGGGTATGCAAACAGAAACAACCGGAGGACGCTCAAACAATGTGATAAGAAAGTCAAGAAAGTTAAGTGCGTCGGGAGGAGTGGCTTATGTATCGTTTAAGCAAGTCTATGGAAAAGCAAAAAACATAAGAATAAACAACACGCTTTATATACATAGAGTCAAAGAACTATTTACCCAACCAGATGTATCGAACTATGGTGACATAACCCTATTGTGGGTAAAGATCAAAGCGACAAATGCAATTTCGGCAATGGGACAAAACAAAATAAATGGCTTCTTTACTCGTACCGATGTAGACAACGATATGAGATCAGTGCTAGAGGATATTTACACCAACACTGACTATGGGGGAAGTCTCCCACTTACTGATCTTGATTTTATAGATACTACAGAAGAGGTTAATTGTGCTTTCGATCAATCATCTACTATATGGGATGCTTTGCGAATGGTATCAAAGTCTCAAAAATATTCGGTTTATCCAGTAGGTCAGGACATTTTATTAAAGTACGATGATGTAAACAATATAACTTCTGCACTCTTTAACGAAACAAACATTATTCAAGACTCTTTAAAGGTTCAATATTTCTTTAAAGAGGAACAAGAGGAAACCGACTCTATAGAATGTACCTATAGAACCGGTGACGATTGGAACCAAGAAGCGGAGCAGTACCCTGTTGCTGGAGTCTCCCCAAAAAGAGTAGAGCTTTTCGGAGTAACCACAAGCGCACAAGCATTAACAATGGCTACTTATCTATATAAACAAGACGAAGCAAGAAGAAAGGTAGTGACATTTGATACAGACATACAGGGCTTAGTACCTCAATTCTTAGATAAAATACTCATATCTCACTCTGCTATTCTTTGGGGAGAAGCAGGGATAACAGAAGCAGTTGACGGAACACAGGTCACGCTATCTGAGGAGGTCACAGAAGACGGCAATATCACATTTAGAAATATTGACGGCTCAGTATCAAATAGTTTAGCGTTCACGATGATAGATGGTTATAATATAAGCGTAACATCTTTACCGTCATGGGTGGCGAAAGATACACCTTATACGGTGGGAACAACTAAAGAATATTTGGTAACAAGCATCAAACCAAAAGGCGAAACGGTTAGCATAGAATGTGTTAATTATGATGCTTCTATCTACTCATAAAGGAATAAAAAATGGCAATCATTGCAGATATAAACGATACAACACTCACAGAGGTTTTAGACGGGGCAGGGTTTTGCTATAGTGAATACGAAATAGAGTATTATTTTGGAGCAGATGCAGCAACAGCAGAAGCGGCAGGAAGAATATTACTCAACCCAAGAAGTCAAATCAATGGAGATGAGGGCAAGATACTTTGGGCTAAAGCAGTGAAATTTGAAACTGTCATTGTTACATCTACTCCGGAATAAACAATGAAAAAGATATTTGGCTTTAATTCTACATATGGGTTAGGCTTCGGGAGAGGGAATGTGTTTGGGTTTGACTCGTCCTTTGTTTCTTTTGCCAATGTCTGCATGACGGTAGACAACGATGCAACATGGTACGGCTATACTCAAGCTTTCGGGGCATTAATACCAACAACTCTTAAAAATGGTCAAACAATCACAGAGACAAAAGCCAAAGCAGACGGGTCTTGGGTAATCAAAATAGACGCGGGTGTGCAGATCACGGATGTTGATGAGATATACCTCACAAGTAATGATGGAGACATAATTGTAGTTCTAGTTTGGGATAGTGGAAGCGGTACATACCTAGCCACAGACGTTGAAGAAGCAGTAGACCTCATAGCGGAAGATGGAAATGAAGTATGTTTTGGGTTCTATATCCTTCCAGACCTATTCATCGACATAACATTCGGGGAGCTTGAAACATGAAAAAACACATAAAGAAAACTAACCAAATATCTGCGTTTAAAATACTTACAAAGACAGAGAAAAAAGCCTTAAAGAAAGAACTCAAAGACAAACGAGAGAAGAAAGACAAGGAGAAAACTAGATGAGCAAGTTTAAAAACCAAGTAGTGTTAGTTTCTCCTAAGTTTGACCTTGAAGTTACAAATCCTATAGCACAGGTAACACCAGGGGAGTTTGACGTTAGTGGCACTCAAACAGGAGATACGGGATGGTTGCCTAATTTTGATGAATACAGTATAGAGCAGGAGTTTAGCGGAGAGTTGCAGGATTTTGGAAGTGAAGAGTATACAGACGGTGAAATAACTACAGTTAACGGTACAACCACTTCTATAGAAAATGGATTTAATGTTGTAAGTTCAGCTGAAACACGTTGGTATTTAGCAGGCGTAGCACAAAGCACTGGGCTTATAATGTTAACCTTTAACGCAAAAATAAACAGTGGGTCTATTAGTTTTGGTAGAGCTTATAATGGAACAAGTTATGATTCTACGGGATTGCCTTATCAAATAAAAGAAGGGGTAAACAGGGTAATAATAACAAGCACTACAGTTGCAGATAGATTAGTTCATATGGATTTAATTACAGCGGTTGATTTTGATATTGATTTTACTAATATTTCAGTTAAAGGACTCACAACCAAAACACAACGTAAGGAAAGAAGGCGACTGACGCATGATGCAAGTGACACAGACAAACTCTACATAGAAGTAGATGACAGCGGAACACTCGAACTTCAACCTTACACACCAAGCCTACCAGACCCAACAGTAACCATTAAGGCTAACCAAACCGCATCAATAGGGTACGCTGATACAATCGACACGCACTATGCTAGTTTGAAGTGCTACAAAACAGTAATAATATAAGGAGACAAAAGAATGAATGATAAAACTTTACACTTTTTTGCAGGAGTAATTATAGCGGTATCAATTACTTTACTATCTACACCTTTAATTGGTGCAGCTGTAGGAGCATTGGCAGGAGTAGGGAAAGAACTTTTTGATAAATACATACAGAAAGAAGAGTTTGATTTCTTTGATATGTTTTTCACTATGGCTGGTGCATGGATTGGAGTAATGGCTTTGCATCTATTCCAAATATTCATACTGAACTAAATGGAGAAATAAATGATACACATAAATGATTATCTTGACAATGACTTTATGTTGAATTCAAGTCAAGAGTCAACTAATTTCATACGGTCTAGATTTGATTATGGCACGAGGCAGAGAAGAGGGCTAAAAGGTTATCCAAAATATAACGTCAAAATAATACTTTCACTATACGAGCTTAAAAGCTTTAAAACAATGTGGGATGATTTATATGATGGTACAGATACTTTCTATACAGACCAGACTATCCGGGGTGAAGCAGGTGTAAACAAGATAGTAAGATTTATTACCTCGTATGGGCTAAGGGAAATAGGCGGGCTGAAATATGAAGTTTCATGTATAATTGAGATACTATCAACATCTTCTCTGTGTCCTCTTATAATAGGGGATCATACCATTATAGGAGATAATACAATAATATGTTAAAAAGGATAATAAATGGCATACGATAAGGGAACATGGATAAACGGGGTAACCCCAGCTAATTCGGGGAATCTAACACGTTTAGAAGATGGAGTATATGATAACTCTATAGCTATAGCAGTAAACGCCTCAGCAATTCAAGACAATGTAGATGCACTGTCTGACAAAGTTGATGATAGCCAAGTGTTGACCAATGTACCTTCGGGAGCATTATTCACAGACACGACTTATTCTGTTGGTGATGGGGGGCTTACAGAAAATAATCTCACTTCGGCACTAAAAACCAATTATGATGCTGCTTACACGCATAGTCAAGCAGCACACGCACCAGCTGACGCAGACAACACCTCTTCTAATGAAACAAGTCACGCTGATGTACCCACTAAGGGTTCTGTCAACGTATACACAAAAGCACAAAGGACAGAGCCATACGAAATGTTTCTACAGAGTTTTTACTCGCCGGCTGCAATGGACATGGAAGACGGAAATGATTTTTATTTTAACCTTATAGAGGGAGACCTTACAATAGGTGCGCCTACGAACATGGATGACAATCAAAGCGGTATTATCGAGATAGAGCAAGACGCTACAGGTGGACACGATATCACTTGGAACGCAATATTTTCATTTATGAATACACCAGATGAGGATACAACAGGATTAAAAAGAAACTACTACTCATATCATGTGTATAGAGGAAAGATACTTATCTCATATATCGGAGTAATATAATGATAATAGGAAGTGGTTTTTTATTAATAAAGGGGGTTGTCCCACCACCAAGTGAAAATACTTATTTGGAAACGGTGACTATTCCTACCTACGACAGTGGCGATTCAAGTCATCTACTCATTACAGAAGCTAATGGGAAATGGACTAGCACTAATTTAAACAGCTCTACTTATAAACACTTTTATGTAGAGGCAGGGGATTATAGTTCCTCCTCTATAACACTTACAGTAGACGGAACAGAGAACGATAGAAGAAGCATCAGTTTATATAACGGAAACGATACACACCCCGCCTCACTAGCAACAGAAGATCAAGCAGATATTAGAATTGTATTCAACAATGCTGACTATTGGGATATAGATAGAATGTCATTTCTCTCTACTCCATCATCTGACGTAGATTGGTTTTATAGTGGATCTTCTTACAATACGTTAAACCGTATTCATATAAAAGACTATTATTATGGAATCAGAATATTGCATCTTTGTCACTACAATACAATACAAAATAGTTATTTTAATGAAATGACACTTGCGGGGAGAAAAAATGATAATGTGGGATTGGCATTAACTACAGCAGACCAAGGAGATAACACACATATCTATGGTACTAAAGTTATAAATAACGACTTTAAGAATGCTAATGATGCCTTTCAAGCAGTAAAAGCAACTAACGCCCAAGGGGTAGAGTATGACGGTACTGTTATTGACTCTAATAGAATGTGGGTTACCACTGATACTTATACAGACGGCTCAGGAAACCATACCACATCAGGACTTTACTCCTATTCTGAAAATGCCATAGATATTAAGGCTGGTTCAGATGATGAAAATAACGAGTTTATTGTTACAAACAACATGTGTTGGGGGTATAGAAAAACAGATGCAACAGATTCTTCTTTAAGCAGTGCGGGTAGTGCCATTAATATACACTTTGGAGCAGAGAATATAAAAATAAATAGCAATATAATTTTTGACTCTAACAGGGGAATAGTTCTATCTGGGCTTGATGGATTTTCTTTCACTCTTGATGGAGGAGAAATAACAAATAATATCCTACATGATGTTGGCTTTGAGGTCAGTGGCACAGAAGGTAAAATGTTATCGTTAAATGATGTAAGGGATACGGTTTTCGGGAATAATACCTTTGTTCAAACAAACTCTTGTACATGGATAGATAAAGATTCTGATTGTCAAGATATAGATGTAGAATATAATGTTATTATTGATTGTGGTACTGAGACAGGTGGGGAAACAGGCATAACGGCTGACCATAACCACTACTATGATACTTCTCGAGGAGATTTAACAGGTACAAATGATGTAACTTATCCTACAGTAGCAGAGGCAAACATGGCTGACTATTATTTTGAATATGAACGCTTTACAACCTCTCCAAAGAATAAAACATTAACCGATGTTTGTACCACTTCATCATCACCTCATTATGGGGTTGCCGGTAGTGATATAGACAGCAATGTGTAAAGGATAATATGAATGATGAAGAGAAAAATAGACATTAAGGACACAAACTATGTCAGAAGATGATTACACTTATCCACCATGCGAGTCTTGTTCTTCTCACGATGAGCTAGAAAAAGAGTTTTTTAGTATGAAGAATAAAAATACTATCGAGCATGTTGGTATCATCACTTCCTTAAAGTGGATTATTAGAATAGGTAGCTCTTTAGTGGCAGGCATAGGCATCATCTTTTTTATGGTATGGGCTTTACATTCAAAAGAGAACAAGACTGATAAAAAACTTGTGGAACTTAGCACAAAAATAGAATATATTGGGCTTGGTATTGTAGAAACCAAAGCAGATATGTATAAACGTATAGAGGATTGTGAAGATGAACATTAAAGACTTTCTGGCTGGAGTTGTCAAGAAAAGAACAATTACTTTATGCTATACTATCTAAAAAGGTTTATTATGCCAAAACTTATAGATATTAGTGGGGAAAGATTTGGAAGGCTTGTAGTGATGGGACGCTCCAAAGAAAACAAGGGGGCGTACGCATCATGGAGGTGCCTATGCGATTGTGGTAATATTAAAAATATTTCAGGTGCCTCTATAAGAAAAGGAAAGACTGTGTCGTGTAGATGCAAAAGAATAGAGTCATGTAGAGAAAATGGTAAAAAAATAACACACGGGTTGTCTAAATCAACGCCTTTACACAGTGTGTGGAACGGGATAAAGAAGATCTCTTCTTTAGGCAGAAAACATAATGCAGAAATGGTCAGATACAGAGACAGAGGAATTATTTTGTGTGAGGAGTGGGATAAAAGCTTTTTGTCTTTTTATGCGTGGGCAATAAATAGTGGGTACAGAAAAGGTCTACAGATAGACAGAATAGATAATGATGGAAACTATGAACCTTTGAATTGTAGATTTGTACCTCCTTCAATAAACGCTATAAACTGAAGATCATCAATACCTAAAGAAGTAAAAATAAAATGCATGGAGTTGTCGGCAACGACAAGCATGAGTACATCAGAGATAGCAAAAAGTTGTGGAATTGCTTATTGCACTGCTTATCAATATATAACAGGCAGAAGAAAAACTCATATAGGGGTAGCATAATGGATTGGTTAAATAAAATTATAGGAAGTGGGCTATCTGACGTGATAGACAGTATCGGAAAAGTTATAGATTTGACAATCACCTCAGAAGAAGAGAAGTTACTCTTGCAAAAAGAACTTAAAGAGATAGAACTTAATGCTAAACTCAAAACAGTAGACCAAAGCATAGAACTTGAAAAACAAATATCTGCAAGATGGGTATCTGATAATCAGTCAGATAGTTGGTTAGCCAAAAACATTAGACCTTTGTCTTTAGCTTGGGTACTTGTTTCCGTTACTCTTATCGCAGTAGCCGATAGTGTATCAACTTCTTTTAAATTAGATGCAGCATATATCCCCCTATTCTCATTAATGGTAGGAACTATATTAGGTGGGTACTTTATTAGCAGGGGTGCAGAAAAAATAACAAGAACGATTAAGGGTTCTGATATGGATTTATTCTAATGAAGCCACTAGGAAGAAAACATTTTAAATCAACATTTGCAAAACATCATGTAAAGATAAAAGGCAAATATAAGGCATGGTGGGAAGATGTATGCACTCCTAACAAAAAAGCGTCTAGAACAAAGTCAAAAAATAAATGCAGTAAATATAAAAACAGAGACACCTCATATATGAGACATGAAAAAGCATTAATGAAACTAAGAGTGTATCATGCAAATTAACACTACCCCACCATACCTTATTAAAAAGTGGATGGACTTTTGGGGATTCAAGGGTTTAGCAATGCCATTCACGGACACTATCTACTTCAGAACACCAGAAGATGTTACAGATAAGTTGCTTAAGCATGAGAAAAAACACCTGGAACAAATGAAGCGAGACGGCACAGTTTGGTTTTTGATCAAATATAATTGGTATTGGTTGACGGTGGGTTATGTAAAAAATGTATATGAAACAGAAGCAAGAAAAGCAGAAGATGAAATTAAGTGAACATTTTAATGATTATGAATTTGAGTGCCATTGTGGCAAATGTGCGTTAACGCCTCCACCAAAGAAGCTACTCAGGGTGCTTGAAGATGTGAGAAGTCACTTTGGGAAACCCGTAACTATTATGAGTGGGTATAGATGTGAAGCTCACAATACCGCAGTAGGTGGAGCTAAAAGAAGCAAGCATAAGCTTGGCATAGCTTCTGATATTATTGTATCTGGTGTTGCTCCACACAAGGTGCATAAACACCTTACGACTAAATACCCTAATAAGTTTGGTATAGGGAGATATGGCTATTTTACGCATATAGATGTACGCAAAAATAAAGCTAGATGGTAACATTATTTAAGGTATCAAATTATCCAAAACACTATGCACCCAAACATCTTTAGTGGCATCTGTTTGATTGATCGTGCAAAGGTATAAACTTGCAATAATTAGTAGGGCGGTTACGATTTGTTTCCTTTTATTTTAATCTCATTCCCCCACTTACAAGTAATATTGCAAATATGTATCTGTTTTGGGTCTATGGTTGTAATTTTATAGCAAGTAGCACATACTGAACAAAGTATAAACTTGCCATGATAAGTATGGCGGTTAGGATTTGTTTCATTTCTTCTCCTCATTGACAACCTCTACTGTCTGAACAGAAAGAACTGCTTTTTTTTCATTCCAGTCCTCAACCCATTTTGATAGTGCATAGCTTTCAAGTTCTGTTTCTGCTGTTATTTCAAGCTTTCCCTTGCTGTCTAGTTCAGCCTTCATCTCTTCTCCTTATCCACGACTAGTAGGGTGGTTATGATTTGTTTCATTTATCTACTATCCTTGATTTTTATATGTTTCCCTTCTATATCCAATCTAGGAGTTATCCCACCAAACAAGCCACCCTTGATATATTGTAGTCCTGTCTTATTGTCGGTGTATAAAATTAATCCGCTTCTATCCTTGTTTTCTTCATTATCTGTATCATCATATTCTGAATATTTATTTATCAGAGCAAATACAAGCAAAACTAATACAAATATTATTAACTCTTTCATCTATTCTCCTTCTCCACAAGCATCACCTTGCCATTAATAAACTGAATTGTCCTGTCATCATATCGCGACACAGTGCTTTTCTTTTTGGTTGGTATCAATAATACGAAGATTATAATAACGCTTATTAAAATAATTTCAATCATTTGTTGTCCTTTTTTAGTGCATCAATAGCGATCTTTGCATTGTTTAATGTATGACTTAACTCTTCTTTTGCATGGCGTCTATAAAAATTAAATGATATCAGCGGGTAAACCCCATGTAGCCATAATGTCACATAATCACTCGTAAACTCGACTTTAAATTTGGTACCATCTACTATGTCTATCAATTCTTTTGCTATTTCAGAAAGTTTCATCATTTCTCCTTTAAAATCCTGCTTCTCTTTTTAACCGCTCCCACTTCTCAATGTCATGGTTAAACTCTATGCCGTTTTCATTTAGTATTTTTGTCACCCACTCAATATGTCTACATAGTTCCTTATTGTCTATATTGGTGGTTGATGTTTTTTTATCACCATCAATACTATAGTCCAAGTTCATATTTTTGAAGATGGTCTTGAGTGATGTATCATATTCAAGTGGTGTACCTTTTTCACAAGCTACACAATCATAGTCACCATAAGGCTCTTCACCGCGATAGAATATCAGGCATCCTTGACCGCTATTGTCTTTCCATTCTCTAAAAGATATAGAGGGTGCTTTATTGAACGCTTCGGTAAGTATCGCATGATAAAAACCGTTGAAGCGTTGTGATATTTTCAAGATAACTCCATAAAGCTATTTATTTCTTGCTTATCATAGTTGCTAGTGTTATCCGTTGATTTAGCCCTATAGAACGCATCATATTGCTCTGTAGCGGTCTTTTCTCCCCAAGCTAATACTCTTGCCTTCCTAACTCGTTTTTGATCGTCTATATACTTTTGTTGAGCCGGTGTTCTTACCATAGGTTATCCTTAGTATATTCCTTCGCATCATCTATTAAGTCATAATGCTCTCGTTTGGCTATAAGCTTCACATTGTCTCGAAACTCTTCAAGCAAATCTTCCAGCTCCTCATACATTTCTTCTTGTATTTTCTCAAGTTTTTCCTCACCTGAAGCAACACTATTTTCATAGCGTCTTAGTGCCTCAAGATTTCCATCACAGTTTGCTATATTTTCTCTTTCGCCCATCATGAAGCCTTTAGCTTTTTAGTGAGAAGCGTTACTGCCGACTCTACTTGAATTTTGTCAAGATCATCAATCTTTTTCACTTTATAAGCGGACAAGAATTTATTAATATCCGTACTTGTTTGATATATTAGACTTTGAATAGTCAATACATCATCTTGGGTGGCTTTTGGTGTTGGCTCTTGTTCTCCTTGCGCATCAATATCCTCATCACTTGTTATAGCAAATATAGCAGAAGTTTGATACCTCTCTAAGTATGTGAAGCCAGAGCCACTTGCTTGATAATCATTCATTTGTTTCATGGGCGCAAAAGGAAGTGAACCGAAGTATTCAATCCACTCTCCAGATGTGTGCATAAGCAGCGAAACAAGCTCAATAGTATTGTCTTCTCTATTGAAACTCTTCTGATGCGTCAACGCCAAGCCGTGAGAGGTCATTTTAGGGCGTATCTCATCATATACCTTGTCTAGGCTTGCATAGTTATATCCATAGCCTTGTGTGCCTTTATAAACATCTTTTAATTCTATTTGACATTTATTGAATGCTTGTACCAAATCACTTATATTTTCTGATCTTTTCATCTAGTCCTCCTTATTTGTATAGTGTATTACACTTGTTGGGGTAAAGTCAGACTCAAGCCAAGCCAATTCATTATCAGGCTCGATATCCTCCTCAAGCACTCCCGATCTTCTCACGATAGCTGCAAACTCTGCTACCGTAAGCGTTTGGTATTTCTCATCTTCTAGCATTTCTATTAGTGTTATTGCTTTCATAACAACCCCTTTACCTATCACTAGCTATCATTCTAGCTACCTGTTTTTTACTGAAAGGCTTTTTGTCACCGCTATGTTCTTTAAAATCAGCCATCATGGCTTTGATGTTTGGATACCCTGCGATTTTAATCACTCTCTTTTTCTTCATTCTACATAACTCAGCATATGAATAATCTCTCATATCTATTTCCTTTGTTGTTAATTTAGAGCAAATGCTCACTAAAGGGATAAGGCGGCTGTAGGTGGCAGCCAAAGGAGGAAACCTTATCCCTCAAGTCAATATTTAAGCTCAAAGAACTCATCGGATAAAATGTTCCGATAAAGAATGATACGATTATTTAGCTTAAATACAACTGATACAATATGTATTAAACATGATACGCTTTAAGCTCAAATATGATACAATAAAAAATATTAACACAAAGGATAGTAATGAAGCACCTAGAAGCACAGAAAGAGGAAATCATAAAAGACTATGAAAAAGGTCTTAGTCTTAGAAAATTAGCTAAATATTATCATTGTTCAGTAAACACAATGAGAAAACACTTGGTTGAGTTCATAAAAGAGAGAAATGCAGAGAATGGAGGAGTTAAGAAATGAAACTAACACAAGAAGAAAAAGAATTAGTATGCGAACAGATCATGCAAGATAAACCCGTCATGGTAAATATCACTATCGAAGTAAGAGAAGATTTTACCTTGGCAGATTTAGCAAAAATGAACAAGACAGACGGCATCGGTGGCACAATTGCAAAAAACACCTTTGTGTCAGACATAAAAGAGAAGTAATGAAACAAATCCTAACCGCCATACTAATCATAGCCACCCTATACATATACACGATCAACCAAACCGACAACACAAAAGATGCTTGGGTTCATTCTGTTACAGATAATTTAATACCATAAAGGAGGATAAAATGATAAGAGAGCAAGCAAAAAAATGGCTACCAGAGATAACACATTGGGCTAATGGTGGTAATTTATGGTGGAATGATGGTGCAAAATGGTTAAAATTTAATGGTAAAGTTCATACATTCACAGGGGAAATTTATATCATAGAAGATAAACACTTTGAAGCAAGAAAAGCTTTTGCACTTGGTGAATCTATTGAGGTTAAGTGTGGGATCACAACACCTTTTAAACATTGTGTAAAACCATCATGGAATAGTACTTGTGAATATCGCCCAAAACCTAAACATTGGTACGACACAGTATCAAAAGAGAACCCTGCTTTATGTTGGGTGTGGGATAACGAAAGAAATAAAAAAAGTTATGCAGAGGTTATTTATGAAAAAGTTAGTGATTATTTTCAATCAACACTAGACAATACATGGAAAAATGCTGAACCAATCAAACCAGAAGAGTGCTACAAGGAAGCCAAGTGACAGAAATCAACGCACACGACATAGTAATAGACAACAAAAAAGACTGCATGGAAGATGTAGAGGTGCATGAACTGATTAGGAAAATTTATGATGATATAAAGAAGCAAGTTTGCAGTAGGTGTAAAGACTATAATCATGGTGAAGATGCTTGCTATTCAGATGACGTAAACAAATATAGAGAGATGAAGTTGAATGATGCAGACCCAACTTTCGGCTGCAACAAATTCAAACCTAAATAGCCTCATATAAGCCCGACAAGTTTGGGCTTATAGTAATTATGATATACTTACTTTCACCCAGCTTTTTTGTTGGGGTTGTAAAAGTATTGTAGCTTTATGGGAGTCCACTCCTCAAAGTTCCAAGTCGCTTGGCTTGGGCTTCCATAAGGTTACACGGATTGAGAGAGTGGACTCCTTTCAATCACACCTTAAATTTAATTGTTCCGAAAGTAATGATATGAGAAAAGCATTTAGTTTTTATCGTAGCCACTATGAACAAATGAAATTACTTAACAAAACACAGATTGCAGATATAACAATGGCAATTTGTGAAGTTCAGTTTTTAGAAGTTCATATAAACGATATAAGTTTCAAAGACAAAATGACACTATTGGTATGGACAGGCATAAAACACGCTATAGACGCAAGTGTTGTAGGCTATGGGTATGCTAAAAAAGATATTCTAATACCCCTAGAGGGGGGTTCAGAAATTCCACAAACCCCCCCACAGGAAGAACAAGGGGAAGTAAAAGAGGAAGAGGAAGAACAAGTAGAATACACATATAGCTTTTCGCTAAAAAGAAAATGTGCGTATGATAATCTTTCAGAAGAGTACAAAGAAAAACTTTATGGTGCTTGTATGTTGGTGGACGGCAAAGAAGATCGTTATGAAGATTTTATAATCACACTTAGAAGTAATGGCTACCAATATAAAAGCTTTCCACTTGCTTATATGAATTGGGATAAAGAGAGAGCTTATAAGAATTTCACTACAGAACCAGAACCAAAACTAGGTAAAGATTGGGAACGTGTTTTACTTGGGAACGGTGAGCTACTAGCAGTAAACACAAAAACATACGAAACTAAAAGAGGGGTTATATCGTGAATATTTATAGCGTAGAAGAAACGGCAATAGGAAATTATTTTAAGATTAACTATTTACTAGCAAGGCAACTTATGACAATCTTTGATATATGGAAGCAAAGAATACTTGATGCAACAACAGAAGAAGTAAAAGAGTCAATCACAGAGACTACACTTCATTTTGAAAATAAAGTCAAGTATGTTTATGATGAAATGCCTTTAGGGTGGATTTATTTCTTACAGCAACAAGAAAGACCAAGAGACTATAAAGAGTTTATAAATTGGTTCTTCAGACATAAACAGCAACCGAGAGACTATTTGATACATGGCTCAATCAAGCATAGAAGCGAGAAGAGAAGCCCAATGCAAGACAATACTGCAATGAGTTCAGAGTATGGCGGTATTCCATTAGAGATTGATAATGGAAAAGGATACAAGCCACAAGGCTTTACGAAAAGATTTTAACAGTAAAAGCAAAGGATGCGAGATGACAAGAACATTAAAAATGGAAAAAGGAGAACTTATGCAAATAATATTAAATGATGAAGAGATTTTAACAATATATGAGTCACTACTCACAGAGAGAAAAGAAACACAAATAGAACTTGCTTCATCAAAACGAAAAGGCAGGGGAGATTTTGAAATTAATTATCTTAAAAAGATTGAGGCAATACTAGGCAGAGTTGAGAAGTATGTTTAAAGCAGACAAAAGTCAAGCACTTATTAGACAGTGCAATTAAAGGGTAAGAGATGAGTCTAGAAAAAGAAGTAAAAATTTGGAAGTGTGATAATTGTGGCAAAACATCAAGGTGGACTAGAAAATGGAGATCAAAGACAATCTATCATAAAAAATGGGATGAGATTATCACGGTATGCAGCGATGAATGTGGTATTGAGTTTGATATGAAACCAAGAAAAAACAAAGGACAACACCATGAGTAAACACAAAGGACAGCGTATAGGGGGTGTGAGATGCTTAAAGTAATGACAAGTTTTTCGGGAGGATTTGGGAGCATCGAGTTTGCATTAAAGTATGAGAATATCGAACATGAGATAGTGGCAGCTTGTGAATGGTTAGACCCACAAAGAAAATCATATCTACATAATCATGGAGAGCCTACATCAAGTTTTTATAAAGACATTAGAGACTTAGACGGAACAAGGTACAAAGGAGAAATAGACCTTTACCACTTATCCCCACCATGCCAAAGTTATTCGCTTGCCGGAAGTCGTGGAGGTGCAGAGGATGAGAGGGGAGGCTTGATGTTTGAAGCGATCAAATCTATTGATGAGGTGCAACCAAAGATGTTCACTATCGAGAATGTCAAAGGCTTACTAAGTTCAAACGGAGGTGAAGATTGGAAGAACATCCTAAGAGATGTGAGGTCGCTCAAAGGCTACACGGTCACATGGGGTGTGATGAACGCAAAAGACCAGGGAACACCACAAAATAGAGAGCGTGTATTTATTGTTGGTTTCAGGGGTAAGTGTATGCCTATGCCTTTTCCTAAGAGGATTAAGCTTGACAAGTGTTTGGCAGATGTGCTTGAAGATGATGTGATAGAGAAGTATTATTTGAGTGACAAGGCTATGAGTGGCTTTATTGATATAGAATTAAAAGACAAGCATTCAATTCATGTAGGAAATTCTACAAGCAGAGGGGCATATAGTGGAAGTGATAAAATAGCATTCTGTTTAAGGGCAGGGAATTGTGGTGGGGTAATTGAAAGCAGAAAAATAAACAAGTTAGGCTTTATAAACCAAGATACACAAGCATCAGCAGTATTTAGTCCAAATGGATTAAGCCCTAGTCTGTGTGCCGGGACACATAGATATGCACAAGGGTATATAAAAGAAGAACTCAATCAAATAGGCAACATAGACACTAAAGGACACAACAGTCTATGGGGTAGAGTTTATAATCCCGATGGAAAAGCACCTACACAAAATGCAAAAGGCGGCGGTGCAGGGGCAAAGACAGGCTTGTTCATGGTCAAATCAGCAACTAAAGACGGCTACGAAACAGCACAGCAAGGTGACAGCATCAATCTGACTTTTCCAAACAGCAAGACAAGACGAGGAAGAGTAGGGAAGTCTGTGCCACAGACTTTGGACACGGCTTGTAATCAGGGGGTGATTGAGCCAATAATCAATGTGATAGGAAATATATATCCAAGTAATCATAACGCAGGGGATATTTTTAGCAAAAAAGGAATAGTGGGAGTTTTGACTTGCAGTGGACCACGACCAAGCGTTAAAAATGTAGCACCAAAAATAGAAGAAAACCATAAAATAAGGAGATTAACCCCAAGAGAGTGCAGTAGAGTGCAAGGAGACTTTCAAGATATGTTCAAGCAAGGTGAAGCAAGCGACACCAAACTTTACGAGTTCATCGGCAATGCTATGGACATATCAACTACACGAAATCTACTTAAAGCCATGTTCTCACATAAGGTTGAATTTAGTGAGCCGTTAGAGCCTAGCTTTGTTAGAAAAGAGATGGTAAATAATACTTTATTTTGATACCACCTGTTAACCAAAGACAGCTATAATTTATAAGGTTTCGGTTTTACCATTCAGCCAAGAGTCTTTAAAAAAGGCTGCTACTCTTAAATCCTCCTAAGGACACGAGCAGCCCTCTTTTTTAAAGCAATGACTTTAGGAGGTCACTACATGAAAACAAATAAACAAAAACTTTTAGACTATTATTTAGCTAACTACAATCAAGAAGAGCATGGTTGCTCTCGTAGAGTAGCGGTCAACCAAGATATGAGTATTTATGTTGATAAAGACTGCAATGACGACCATAAAAAAGGTGATAATATAGACAGCCTGTATTTGTCTTATGTTGTTAGAGGTGTTAACGTGACGCTTTCCGCCATACACACTGATGAACCACTCATTAACGAAATACTTGAAGCAGTAGGAGAAAAATAATGTTGCCAACAATAAACACAACAGCACTAATACAAAAGAAATACACAAGAAGAACAGAAACAGGCAAGAATATAACATCTCTTCAACTATCAGTAGGAGAGAAGAACACAAAAGGAGAGTATGATAACTTTTATTTTGATGCTACCTTTTGGGAGAAGGGAGCTGATTTCGTAGATCAGTATTTCAACGAGGGTGACATAATCGCAATCAAGGGTGATTTAATTACCACAAATTATGCAAAAGAGGATGGTACAAAAGTATATAAGACAGAGGTTAAATTTCCTAAAGCTTCATTTGTACCAAAACCAAAAACGCAACACCAAGACACCCCACAAAACAACCACTCTCAACCAAGCCAAGCACCACAAACACCAACACAAGACCAAGGTGGAGCATTGCCAGACATTGATACAAGCGAGATACCTTTTGCACCTTTAAAGGTCACATAATGCACACAATACTAAGATACACAACAGAGACAGATAAAAAAGGCAATATGGTAGAGTACCACATCTCAGGGGAAAGAGAACTCACAGAGATAAACTACATGATGGATAGAGGCTTGGAGTATATATGCTTTGATGGCAAGAGATTATCTGTTCACGCTCACTCTAGTATAGACGGGGTGAAGCGGTCTGTTATAAATGTGGAAGGACTGTGATGAAAGTATGTAGCAATGGAACTTGCAAGCATGGCAGAGACCCTCAACCATTAAAAAGCTTTGCAAAAGCAAGCAAGCCAAAGAAAGACGGCACAACAAGACACAACTCTCACTGTAAATCTTGTTGTAGTATGGCACAGTCAAAAAGAATATCAAACAAACGTGCCGAAGCTAGAGCCGACAAAGCACCAAGAAAAAATCAGCACATTCAAAGGAATTGTGTAGAGTGCGGAGATGAAGTATCACGGTATGCAGAAAGATGCATAAAGTGCAGAGGCAAGAAAGAGTATTTTAATGCTAACAGTTCAGTAAATCCTAGGTTTACGGAGCCGAGGGGTAGTAAAATGCGTAAAACGTTAGGATTAGAACCGACTAACTTTGAAGGCAACAGATGTTGCAATATTACGAATGAGGTATGATTATGGACAGAGAAGAAGCAAAAGGTTTATTTGAATATTACGACGGAAGTATACCAAATGAGGATGTAATAGATAAAATCTTTAACGAATTAGAGTCCAGAATTTGTGAGAATTGCGAATATTGGGCAAAAGATATACGAATGTGTGATAACAAAGACTCGTTTGCTTATGATTCAAAAGCAACCGTTGTAAAAGGTGACGGATGTAATAAGTTTGAGAGAAAGAGTAGCGAATGAAATACACAACAGAAGAACTATATGGCTTTCCACCAAGTATGTTTGACGATATGCTGTATTGGGATGCTCTTAAACTAAGAGAGCGTGAAAGCAAAGCAAGATATGGTGAATTATTAGTTAAAAAGATCAAGACAGAAGATGAATGTGCTTTAGAGAGTTATCTCTATAAAACATGGCAACGAGAGTTAAAATTGTTAGAGGAGAGAGAAGGATGACTTTTGAAACACAGGTTGATATATGGAGGTTTCTTGTTGATGGTGGCACAGTATATCAAGACAAAACAAAAATAAAATTCATAAATGGTGCACTAAAATACCAAGATGGGGATGAGTGGCTATTTTGTCCTATCTCTTTTGAAAATCCAAAGTTGTTTCATTATGCTTAAATATTACGGCACGCCTATAACATCAAAAGACAATCGTGTTTTTAAAGAGATGTTTACAGGGGAAAGGAGTTGTTTAATACCTTTTTCAGATTTTAGAAATATAGAGATAGCAAAAGAGTTGTCCAATAATATTATTATAGACAATGGTGCATTTACAACATGGGGAAAGGAAAAAAGAGGTGACATACACAAGGTATGTTGGAAAACACACTGGGATAAATATTATACTTTTGTAGATAAACACATAGAAGATATTGAAATGTTTTTTATCCCTGACGTCATAGATGGCACCGAAGAGGAAAATGATGAATTAATAGCTAAATATTTCATAAGATACATCGCAGAAGAGAAAAGAAAAGGCGTCCCTATTTGGCACATAAATGAAAGCCTAGAAAGACTTGAAAGACTTGTGGATAATTTTGACTATATAGCATTTGGTAGTGTGGGAGAATATGCTCAATTAGGCACACCAAAATGGGAAAACAAAATGGATAAAGCCATGAGAAAGGTATGTGATAAGGAAGGATGCCCGAAAGTAAAAATACACATGCTTAGGTGCCTAGATCCAAAAATATTCACTAGGTACCCATTTTATAGCGGTGACAGCACATCATTAGCGCAAAATCACTCAAAAAAAGGGTGGAAAAATATCGCACAAGGGGTGGAAAAATATAGTAGCCCAAAAAGATATGATTTTAGAGACTACTATGAGACAACCTGTCTATTTGGGGGAGAATATGACTAAAGACCAACAACTCCAGACCAACCGATATAGGAAAAGAAAATGCAAAACGTGCAAAACTTGGTTCCGTCCGGATAACGAAGATCAGCTAATCTGCATGAATGTTGATTGCGCCATTCCTTTTGCAAGAGAGGTAATAGCCAAAGAGAACAGAAAAGCTGCCAGAGAGTCAAGACAGAATACAATCACCAAACTAAAGAAGAGAGCAGAAACAGCCTGTAACTCCTATATAGTAAAAAGAGATCAAGGCTATCCGTGTATCTCTTGTGGGTATATTTGGATATCTCCAAACGTAGGACGTGCACAACACGCAGGACATTGGAAGTCAGTAGCCGAAAGACAAGACCTTAGATACAATGAGGATAACATACATCTACAGTGCGACCATTGCAACGTACACAAAGGCGGTGGCATTCATCCAGGGTACAGACCTAACCTAATCAAGAGAGTAGGACTAGAAAAGGTTGAACAGCTAGAGAGCAACAATGTGCCGCGAAAATATAGTGAAGATGATCTCAGAGAAACAGAGAGGCATTATAAACATAAAAAGGAAATGTTGATATGATAATCACATACAAACAAAAGATAAAGGATTTGGCATGACAAAAATAGATTTAATTGTTAAACTTTGGGATATTATAGATGATATTGACTCTTATGGAGATATGGCAAAAGATGATGATAAATTGTTTCGCGGGTTAGTAGAAAGGAAACAAAAAGAGAGATGGGATTTGCCTATTACAACGGATGGTTATGGTTTGACAATAAAGGCAAGTGGCGAGACAGAACAAAAGCTTACACCAAGCGAAGCCTTATACGGTTTTACAGGGTGGATAACATCAAGAGACAAAAAGGTTGTTGCGAGTGCCAAACATGATGCAGCGATTTGGGCTGAGTTAGTTGATACCTTTATAAAAGAAAACAACCTAGAACAACCTAGAGACGGTTGGGAAAATAACTTAATTCATCCTAGCGGAGAGTGCTCAGGCGGTACACAATGACTAAAAAAGACAAAGCCAAGCAACGCAAACAAGAAGAACAGCGTAAGAGGTCTGACATGATGAAGGATGAAGCTGCGAGGGATATCAATCAGAGGTTTCGAGAGGGAACATTATGGCAAAGCAAGGCGAAAAAAACAAAACCTTAACCATATTTACAATATAATATAAAAGGCAAGACTCTAACTCTTGCCAATTTATCGTTAGAGGATAAGAAAATGAAAAATATAAAACAATGCAATTCATGCAATCTAATCAAAGACATTTCAGAGTTTACTAAGCACATTAAAGGGAAGGACGGCTTATATTCTTTCTGTAGAGAATGTTGTTGTGACAAAGTTAAGGCATACAATAAGACAAAAGATGGTGTTGTTTCATCAATATATAGAAACCAAAGAAAAAACTCCAAAAAAAGAGGGCATACTATGCCAACATATACAAAAGAAGAAATAAAGGAGTGGCTCTTCTCACAAAAGAAATTTCATCTACTGTATGATAATTGGAAGCGACTAGACTATCAGAGAAAATATAAACCATCAATAGATAGAAAAGACGATTTTATTGGCTACACAATAAGTAATATTCGATTAACTATTTGGCATAAAAACAATACCAAAGGGCACTCAGATAGAAAAAGAGGAGTAGGCACACAAGGAAGAATTTGTAAGCCTGTTATACAATTAACCATGAATGGAGAAATTATCTCTAGTTATATATCATTGTGTGAGGCAGAGAGGAAAACAAATATTGCTAATTCTAGCATATCGAAAGTATGTAATGGCAAGTTGGGTTCGGCAGGAGGGTTTCTATGGAAATACAAACCCAAAAAAGCTAAGTAAGGGGAACAAATGGAAGAGGCAGAAACACTTTATTATACATGTAGTCTAAGAATAGACGATGATATAGAAGTGTCCGACCCATTCTTGGTTGGGTGCATAACTTATATGAAGCGATCAAATGGCGAAAAAGGCGTAAGGCAAAAAGTAAAAAATGACCTCAGCATGAATTATTATGAGCCTTATCTTAGAGAACTTAGGTTCATTGCCGTGATGAATAAAGACTCTCTTCAAGCGCTAATTACATCTTCCCTCGATATTTCTGCTATACTGAAACAAGTGACAATTATTTTTAAACACACGAAATACTGTGACTTTTCCAAGGTTCAAGGGAGTACACATGCACGAAAAGCAAAAAGGGCGGGCGAAATGCTTATGAAGATATCTGAACAGATGCGACCTACAACGAAAGCAATATCTGATAACGGTTTGTTTAGTGAGGTTGAGTAGTGGCTAAACTATCGGGTAAGCAGAAAAGATTTTGTGATGAATACCTAATAGACCTTAATGCAACACAAGCATATGTAAGGGCTGGATACAAATCAAAGAGACCCCACGTTCATGCCGCACAGTTAGTGGCTAATAGTAGTATTCAAGCCTATATAGCCAAAAGAATGGAAGATGCACAAAAAAGGAATGAAATATCACTTGATGAAGTGGTTAAAGAGATTGCAAAGATAGCCAGGTTTGACATTAGACATCTTTATGATGATGAAGGCTTTATGTTACAACCATATGAGTTAAGTGAGGCGGCGGCAAAAGTAGTTTCAGGGTTTAAAAGCAGAAGAGAGACAATAGGGAGCGGCGAAAATAAAGAGGTAAACTTTATCGATGAGTACAAAACCTATGATAAAACAAAAGCCCTCGATATGCTTATGAAGTATTTTGGTGGATATGAAAAAGATAATCGACAAAGCAAGAATGAAACTATTGTAATAGTCGCAAAAGAGCCAGACTTTTAATGAGCTACAATCCAGACATAGACCTTTCTAATGTTTTAAATAAGACCGTACTTGATGTGTACAAGCCTACTTTTAGGGACGAGAAAAGATACGGTGTGTTTTATGGTGGTGCGGGAAGCGGAAAGAGTAGATTCATTGCACAAAAGATACTTTATAGAGTGATATATCAAGAGAACCATAGATTTTTAATAGTTAGAAAAGTTAAAGATACTATGAGAGCATCTGTCTTTCAACTATTCAAAGATTATATTCACTCTTGGGGGGTTGAAAGTAAATTTAAAATTATAGAAACACCCATGAAAATCACACACGTATCGTCAGGGAACACAATTCTTTTTATGGGAGTAGACAAGCCTGAGAAACTAAAGTCAATAGAAAAGATCACGAGTATCTGGGTTGAGGAAGCAAGTGAACTTAATGAGGCAGATTTTAATGAACTCGATAGACGGCTAAGAGGAGAGCTTCAAAACTATAAGCAAATAATGTTAAGCTTCAACCCTATATCACATCTCCATTGGCTAAAGAAAAGATTTTATGACAACACACCAACGAACTGCACATTACTAAAAACAACCTTCCTTGACAATCCTATGCTGCCACAAGATGATAGAGATGTATTACTAGAGATGGAAAACTACGACATTCAACAATATAATATCTATGCTCTTGGTGAGTGGGGAGTTTTAAACACAAATATAATTCATCACAGATTTAAACCAATAGAGCATCTATCCACTAAGACGATTAAAGACTTCTATCATCTTAACATAGGAATAGATTTTAATATAGGCGGGTGTGTGGGCGTAGTGTTTGCAGAGGATAATCAAGGGAATATGCACGCGATAGATGAGTTTTGCGTATATGATACAGAAGAGATAATAACAGAACTAAAGAGTCAAAAGTATTCAAGCTACACTATGGACTTATACCCAGATGCGACAGGAACCAAGAGGTCAACAAACAGTACCACAACAGACATAGCCATGCTAAGGGACGAATTTAGCGTTATTGCACCCAAGAGTAATGGGTCAACTCAAAAGAGATACAATGCCGTCAACAGAAAGTTTATGACCAGCACACTATTAATCAATAAAGACAAATGCCCTAAAACATATGCAGCGTATCAAACACACGCTTATCTAAAAAACGGACAACCAGAGAAGTTTGACAATCACGAGGGTGGTGCGATTGATGATTACACGGATGCAGGAGATTACTGTATATCCAGGATGTTCCCTATTGAGGTTACAAGCTCGGGCATGCACAAGATGAAAAAGAGATAGTCAAGACAAGGCTTTGTGTTATAATGATAAAAGTAAATTTTTAAGGCATCTAAATGAATCAACAACTACCTAGTACCGCAATAGGCTACATTAAGAAAGCCACCAACACGGTTAATGTAAATATCAGCAATGAGAGTGATAGAATCACCAAGTTTGCAAGACGAAAGCAGATGCTAAACGACAATTTCTATGCACAAGTAGAGCAGGAGTTAGGAAATGTTATTGTTTCGGCAGACGATACAGGGTTGATAGACCAGATAGATGATACCAACAACCTGTTTAGAATGGTAGTTGAGGAAATATCCAAAGTGTATGATGTTGAACCTCAAAGAGAATTTAGCACCAATAAGACAGAACAAGAGGAAATGGAGACTCTATACAAGGAGTTAGATACTACGGAAATACTAGAACAGTCTAACGTCTATATGAACGCTTTCAATGATGTATTAATACAGGTAGGGTTTAATGATGATGATAAGAAATTTACACTAAAACTAAGAACACCGGAAAATACAATCGTAGTAGCCGATGATGATCTAAAACCAGAAGAGGTATATATTTATGGTGGTAAAGGAAAGTCGGACGATAAAGATATGCAAATTTGGTATGGATACACAAAAGATAATGTATTTAAACTATACGTCGATACTCCTAATGATGTGTTGGGGCATGAAAGTACAGACAGGCTACCTCTAAAAGATGGCGGAGAGATAGACAATTCTTTAGGTTTTTTGCCGTTTATCCCTATCCATAAAGGGTTTAGAGATGATTCTTTTTGGCAAATATATAAAGGTGATGATCTAGTCAAAGGAAATATTCAAGTAGCTATCAAGCTAACGATACTTAATCAGCTTATAAAATTCCAATCATTTAAACAACTTGTAGCAACAAGCGAAGCCAAGCAAAGTTTGGACGGGATTGCATTAGACCCAGCAAGTGTTATTTATTTATTTGGTGAGGGGTCAGACATTAAAACCCTTGATTTAGAGTCTAACTATAAGATGCTGTGGGACACGATAAACGAGATAAATCAAAATATTGCAACGAACTATAAGATAAGCGGGAATATGTTTAAGATGACCGGCACACCTTCTAGCGGGTTTTCTCTATTGATGGAGAACATAAAACTAGACAGCTTTGTGGGGAAACAGCAAAAATACTATAAGAAAATAGAACAAGACCTATTCAATCTATTTAAAAAGATGGATGATAAAATGAGTCTAGGGATAATCAAAGGAGATAATTTAAAGACAAACTTTGGGGAGCTTCCATATCCAAAGAGTGATAAGGAGTTATTAGATGAGCAGGAAAAGGCTATCAGTATAGGACTCACAAACGCAGTTGCAATAATTCAAAAAGAAAAAGGTGTAGACGAAGACGAGGCTATGAAAATATATAAAGAGAATATCGAATACAGAAACATGGCAAACGAAAACCTAAACAAACCCACACTTGATGAGAACGGAACAGCGGAAGCTATGGGAATTAAAACAGAGGAATAATCATGCTAGGTCAAGATTCACAGCAGAAGAAAATTGAGAACATCATTAAAAAGTTTGATGGTGATATGGCACGTGTCATTCTTGAAGTAGAAAGACTCACAAATAAATACCTGCTGACTAATAACGTAACTGCCCTAACCTCCCTTGACTTTGATATAGCATTTAACGATATACTCCAAAAGTCTGGGTACTACACGCTTATTCGCAATATGGTAGACGAAGATTTTAATGTCTTATTCGGAATGATAAAGGACGGGTTTAAAGAGGGTGGTTTTTTAATCGAATACACCAAGAGCGACTTAGAAAAAGTTATGGCACTCAAAGCACTTCAAACTAATAAATTCTCAGTATTAGGCAGTACCGCAGGAACAACACTCAAAGAGAATCTATACCGCTATTCACTTAGCGACTATTCCATAGATGATATGGCTAAACAGATAGCAATAGACTTCAAAGGTACTAATTTAGCCAAGCACTCCACAACACTTGCGAGAACGGCTGCTGGAGAGTTTCAACAGTCTGTTATAGATATAGAGTCAGAAGGGCTTGACGGCGTTTATCTTTATGTTGGCGTATTGGATGGGGTAACGCGTGACTTCTGTTCGTGTGTGTTAAGACAGAAATCATATTACAATAAAGATCAAAAAAACAAAATTCAATCAGACTCAAAGCGAAAGTATAATTGCAGACATAGGCTTCGGATGGTTACAGAAGAGTATGCAAAAGGCAACGGGTATAAAAAGAGTAGTGGTACATCATGCTAAAGAAGCGTATTAATTTTAATAAAGTAAAAAGAATTGTTATTAATGGTCGAGTAGATAAGCTAAGAAAAGAACGGTTGAATATCGAAACGGGGATAGTCAAGCGTACTCTTAAAGGCAAAGATGTAAAACTAAAAAGATTCGGAACATACGCACCATACTCAAAGAACTATGAGAATTATCGTAAAAGGCATGGAAGAAGCTCTAAAGTAAACTTGACTTATACAGGTGCTATGCTAGGTGCAATAATAGGCAAAAACATAAAAGACGGACTTAGGTTCAAATTCTCCTCAAGTGCTGAAACCAAAAAGGCTACATGGAACCAAAAGACTAGACGCTTCTTTGGAGTTGATAAAACACAAATCAGATACCTTAAAAAAGTAATGGGTAAACTTTAATTACCTTATTGTCTCGAATGAATACCCTTCAATTACCATACATCTATTTCTTATCTCTATATGCCTATATGCGCCCTCAAACGGACTTCTAATATACATGGTAGCTTTTTGCGCTTCATAGTCACACTTAATCAGCATTCTATCTCTCTCCGGTGTGGTTTTGTTTGGGTGTACGAATTGTGTTTGGGCGCATCCTGTAAACAGTATAACAGCCGCTACAAGAATCACTTTCATTTTACTACCTTTACTTTTTTTATGTGATTTGGGGTAATCACAAGATTTAAAAACCCATCCTTTTTTAAAGTCACTTGAATATTTCTAAAGGATACTTCTTCTATTTTTATTACTTCAAATGTCCCTTTATAGTTTTCACATGAACGCCCATTCTCTTTTATATAAATATCTTTATATACGTTCTTTATCTTTACTTTGTCCCCTAATATAAATTCTTCCATAATATATCCTTTTGAATAGTTTGGTAATTCCGTGAATGTGTGGGAAAGTTCCGAGAGTTTTCATCTCGGATGGTAGTAGAGTGTATTAATCCTCATAAATCATTATAACACAACCTACGGAAAGAAGCAACTATAGTTTGATATGTATGTTCTTACCAGAAGGGTTGCGTAAGCATATCAAGAAAGTGTGTATTTTGTCAATAGTTTTACTGTATAGCTTTTAACCAATTAATGATTAATATTTAGGCAACGCACTGCTTAAAAAGTAATCGCCTGTTTTATTTTTGTGTTATACTTAGGTACTTTAAAAAATAAAGGATGCATCTATGGCTGACGAACCAACCCCAAACGGAAATGAAAACCCTACACCAGGTAACGAAGGTGGAAACGAAACAACTGTGACGATCACACAAGAAAAGTTAGACTCTCTCATCAATGAGAAGTTTAAAAAAGGTGCTGAAAAAGCTAATGCAGAATTTTTACAATCACTTGGAGTTGAGTCTATTGACGCAGCAAAAGAGATTATGAAAGCAAAGCAGGACGCAGATGAAGCAAGTAAAACAGACCTTGAAAAAGCAAACGGTACGATAGATATATTAAATACAACTATCGAAAGTCTAACAAGCAAACTAAGCGTTAATGAAACTGATAACAAAATCAATTCACTCGCACTTGAAAACGGAATAAAAGAAGTAGAGTATTTTAAATATGAGTATAACAAGGCATCTAAAACAGAAGGCTTTGACGAAAAAGTATTTATAGATAATCTACTGAAAAGCAAAGGTGAACTTTTAACAGGAAGCACAAGTAAAAATATAGATAATCCTCCGAATGTTACGAACAACAGTAATGCGGAAACGATTACTATGAGTGCTTATTCATTGTTAGGTTCAGAAGAACGACAAAAATATAAACCAAACCAAATCATAAAAGGGTAAAACATGGCAAATGACATTTCAGGATTGATTCCTAAGATATTAACAGATGCAGCGGTTATTTTTAGAAATAACTCAATCACAGCAAACCTCGTAAACAGAGGCTATGACGGAGAGTTCAGAAAGCAAGGTGACGCTATCAATATCCCTTCTTACAGTTCACCAAGTGTTCAAAGCATTACAGCGGGTAGAGGTAACGAAAATACATCAAGTAACGTAGTAGCCACAAACACAACAGTAACACTATCAGAATGGAAAGAAGTCAAGATTGAATTCTCAGACCTTGAACTTAAACAAATCGAAGAGGGTAGACCAAGTGAAGCACTCGAAACAGCGGTTATCGCACTAGCTGACTATGTAGATGCTTATGTACTTGAAGATATCGGTATCAGTGGTTACAACACAGTTGGTACAGTAGGAGCGGCATTCAGTGATCCGGCAAACCTTGTAGATGCAAGTGTAGTTATGGGTAATGAAAAAGTACCAAAAAGAGATAGATTCTCTATGATTAACCCAACAGTGGCGGGCGCATTCATTAAAGACACTAACCTAAGTGAAGTGAATAAACTTGGTTCAGATGAATCCTTGAGAGATGCGGTAGTAGGTAGACTCTACAGCTTTGACAACTACGAGACTGTTAATATGACTGACTTTGTTGGTGGTACACTTTCAGACGGTACAAGCAAAGACGCTCTTGTAGCTGCAACTTGTGCAGTGGGGGCAACATCAATCACTTTTGATGAAACATCATTAACAGGTACACTTGTAGAGGGAGATATCTTTACTAAAGCAGGAGATACCCAAGAGTATGTAGTCACAACAGGTGGAACAGCGGCAACAAACGCTATCACAGTTTCATTCTTGCCTGCGAACAAAGTTTCAGCGGCAGATGGTGATGCAGTTACGTTTGTAGATGATTACACGGCGGCGGGGCTATCAGTTCATAAGGACGCGTATATCTTTGGTACAGCACCAGTTAAAATTGACTTCACAGGTGGAAATCTAGTTGAGTCATTTACTGACCCAGTATCAGGGATTACGTTCACGTATGAGGTTGAGAGAGTCGGAAAGACTACTGAGCATTCACTAAGTATTCTTTTCGGCGGTGAAGTTCTTAAAAGAGAAGGTATCGTAAGACTTCTATCGTAATTGATAGGGGATTACCTATAAGGGCACAATATGCAAGTAGAAACTATAAAAATAGTTGACAAAAACAAGCGTGGGTTTAAGACTATTAATAAGTCTGATTTTGACCCAAAGAAGCAAAAAGAGTTTAAGGCAGTAAAGCCTAGAGCTAAAAAGGCATAATATGACGATCACTAATGCAGACATAGTAGGGAGGTTAAAACTCCTTGCTGATGAACATCTAAAGGCTGACAGTGGAACTACCACAGCGGTTGTAAACTCTTCTCTTATAGATGGGGCTGACGTTAGTAATAAATATGTGTGCTTTGTCTCAGGCTCAAATATAGGTGTTGATAGAATCGCTACAGACTTTGCCACAGAGTCGGGAACCATTACGATAGCGACACTTGACAACGCGGTAACGAATACCGATGAATTTTGTATCGTGTCAAAAGGATTCCAAAGTGATGTGGTGCAAGCCGAAAGCGTTATTAGAAACGACCTTAGAAACAGAGGTTATGATTTAGACTTATTCTTGACTGAGCCACAACTTAAAGAGATGTACATTTATAAAGCAATCGAGTTAATATGTGCATCACTTATGAATGATGGTGACGATCAAGACGTTTATTTTGTTCACTACAACAGATTTAAAAAACTGTACGAGATAGAAACAAATACAATGATCGCTGATTATGATAAAAACGAGGACGGCACGATAGGGGATGATGAAGAACTACAATCTCCTAGACAGTCGTTTTTTGTAAGATGAAAAAATATCTAATCGATAAAGGGTACTTGTTTAAAAATGAGTACGATGATATGACACACAAACAGTTTTATTTAGTTAGTGTGGTATATGCGAACAGTGAAACAAGTACATTTGGGAATCTAAAACTAGATAGGCAGGAAACATACAGCCTATTCTTAAAAACGATAGACCCTTCAATATTCAAGACAACTTTAGAGAGCATCTTGAATAGTGCTTTAGCGGATGGGGTAAACGTATCCCTTAGTAACGATGTATCTGTAGAAAATGTAGAAAACGGATATAACATCACACTAGCCTTTGTAATTCAAGGCTGAAAGGAATAAAACATGGCAGGTATAAAAGGATATAACGGAAGCTGTACGGTAGGCGGCACAGCCGTTGGAACAGGAAAAGGGTGGAATGTCACCTTAGCCCAACAAACGGCAGACACGACAACCTTCTCAGATGCAGGGTGGGAAACAAACACCACGATACTCAAAGGATGGTCAGGAAGCATTAAAGTGGTTTTTGATGGTGGCTCGGACACAGGAGAAGCGGCTTTGATAACAGGCATGACAGCGGGAACATCGGTTGACCTAGTATTTTTAACGGATGCAACTGAGGATGGAACGGCTGAGAAGTTCACGGGAACGGCAAACATTACAAGTATGCCCATCTCAAATGAAGTCACAGGGATAACAGAAGTCTCTTTTGATTTTAAAGGAACAGGTGCATTAACACCATCGGCACTAGTGTAACACAATAGACACTCTTTCGAGTGTCTACCCTATATTATTAAAGGAAACACATGGATTTACTCCAAGAACTCATAAAAACACAAGACAATTTACAAGAGATAAGTTTTTCTTTTAATAATAAAGATTATGTATGGAAGTTTAGATACTTAACACTACTTGAAAAAGTGCGCATAGAGCATATGTGTGTTAAAACTGCTACAACAATAAATACTGACGGCTCAACTACAACTAAATATGAGAAGCAAGAGCATTTAATACCCATCCATACTATCATAGAAAAAGCATTAGACAAAGACGGAAAGAGATTATTTTCTCACACAAACCCCGAACACTTTAAGACTATATCTTTGTTGCCTGCTGGGTTGGCTAGTTATATTGCATACGAACTGTCTAAGGATATTTTTGGTGACTTAACGCCCAAAAAGGATGCGTAATGGCGCTTGGTTCAAATGATAACATCGAGTTTGACATACTTGTCAATGGAAAACCTGCGAAAGACTCTATAGAGGATGTAGAAAGGGCACAAAATGATTTAGATAAAACAGTCGATAAAACCTCTAAAAATATCACCGTGCATTGGACAAAAATAGGGGCAGCGGTAACAGCTGCCGCAGCAGCAATGGTTGCACTAGCAAAACGATCACTTAATCTTGAAAAAGCAATGTTTGGTTTAAATCAACAAACTAAAGACTACATAGAGAACGCTTCGAATTATTATTCCGTTAGTCAGACAATTATCGCAGGTTTTGTGCAAACGGGGAAAGCTGCTGGTATGGGCGGTGAACAAATAAAGACTATGATCGATCAAGCAGTAGCTTTGAGTAGAGCATATCCACAAGAAAGCATCGAAACTTTTATAGATAATCTTTCTATGC